CATCAGTTCAATACTCTCTAGGGAATGTAAATAATAATTCTTTAAGTGAAATATGGTATGGGGAAAAAATGAAAATTGCAACAAAAATTTTGTCACAAGGAAAAAGATCTGATATTAAACCGTGTAATAAGTGCATAAAAGGCAGAAAAAAAGTTGAGAAGAAATTATGAAAATTGGAATAATAGGAAATGGATTTGTTGGCGGCGCAATACTTCACGGATTTCTTCTTCATACTGATGATATATTAATACATGACAAAGATATTGAAAGATCTACACATTCAATGAAAGATCTGGTTTATAACTCAAATGTTATTTTTATTTGTGTGCCAACTCCAATGTTTGAGTCAGGAGAGTGTGATCTTTCAATCGTAGAGAGCGTAACAGAAGAGTTATCTCAATATGATTCTATTAGTAAAAAAGTTGTAGTAATTAAGTCAACTGTTGTGCCTGGAACAACAGAAGCATTGGCAGAAAAATATCCAGAAATGAACTTTGTTTTTAATCCGGAATTCTTAACAGAGCGAAAAGCACGACTTGATTTTATTAATACATCAAGAATTGTCTTGGGAAGCAACAACCCATTAGCAAATGATGTTGTTGAAAAATTATATCGATTAAGATTTCCATACACAAAAATAATTAAGACAGATTTTGGAACTGCTCAGCTTATAAAATATATGGCAAATTGTTTCTTTGCAACTAAAGTTTCTTTTATGAATGAAATGTATCAGATTTGTGAAGCAATTAATGGTAATTGGGACAAAGCACTAGAAGGATTTGTAACAGACGGTCGAATTGGCAACTCTCATATTGATGTACCCGGTCATGATGGTGATATGGGTTTTGGGGGAAAATGTTTTCCTAAAGACTTGAATGCAATGATAAAAAGAGCAGAAGAACTTGGGATATCACCGGATGTAATGAAGGGTGCTTGGGAAAAGAATAAGCAGGTTAGAAAAGATTTAGATTGGTATGACATACCGGGGGCAGTAAGTAAAAATGAAAACTAGAAGCTTGGTGACAGGTGGTTGCGGTTTTATAGGTAGTCATATAGTTGATAAACTTAATTCACTAGGGCACTATGTAATTGTAATTGATGATCTTTCAGCACCTCAAAATGAGGATTTTTATTATCACAAGGATGTAACAAATGTTAAGTATCATATCAAAGATATTAGTAAAGATGACTGCAGCGAGTATTTTGACGGTATCGACTATGTTTTTCATCTTGCTGCCCGTAGTCGCATTCAACCTACTATTGGCTCTCCTAACAAGTGTTTTGAAGTAAATGTAGTGGGTACACAGAGAGTTCTAGAATGGTCACGGTTAAACGGAGTTAAGGGAATTATATATTCAGGTACTTCTTCTCTTTATGGCAAACAGAATGTAATTCCGTTTGCGCCTAATATGCCTGCAGACTGTCTTAATCCTTACTCCATGTCTAAATGGATGGGTGAACAAGTTTGTAAACTATACAGTCAACTTTATGGCATGCCTTCTACTGTGCTAAGATACTTCAATGTTTACGGTCCAAGAGAACCCATTAAAGGAAAATACGCTCCTGTTATAGGTTTATTTAAAAGACAGACTAATGAAGACCTACCTGTAACGATAATAGGAGATGGAGAACAAAGAAGAGACTTTACTTATATCTTAGATGTCGTTGAGGCTAATATTTGTGCAATGCTAAACATAAATAAACCCAATTCTTTTAAAATTTACAATATAGGAACTGGTAAAAACTTCTCAATAAACCAAGTTGCTAATTTAATAGATGCTAGCAATAGAATATATTTAAAAGAAAGAAAAGCTGAAGTTAGAGAAACACTAGCTGATATTAAAAAAACATCAAGAGAATTAGGGTGGAAGCCTAGGTATAGCCTAGAAGATAAAATATTGAGCTATTAATAAAATGTATAAACCACTTCCTGAATTCTTAACAATTAAAAAATCAGACATACACGGGCTGGGTCTTTATGCCATTGAAAAAATACCTGAAAATTACAATTTAGGAATAACACATGTTTGTGATAAAAGATTTGAAAATAATTTAATAAGGACGCCTTTAGGCGGTTTTTTCAATCACAGTGATATACCCAATTGCAAAGTAATTACATCAGGAGACTTTTTAATGTTAGTGTCTTTAAAGATCATTTTTCCTGAAGAAGAAATCACTGCTAGCTATACAATTTATAATCCTGCAGTGTAAAGCTTTATTAAATTATGTATAATTAATTATGTATAACTATATAAGGAGAAAATATGAGTGAAAATATAAAATTCCCAACAGGTAAACCTCATATTTCTTTTTCAGAAATTAAACAATGGAAAGAATGTTCTTATAGGCATAAATTAACCTATATAGACAAAATTGATAAATTTGAAGATTCACCTTACCTTCACTTTGGAACAGCTGTGCACGAAGGCTGTGAGACCTTGTTAGAGACAAAGAAAGTTGATCGTGATAAGATAATAGGGGTAATGAAAGAAAGTTGGCAGAAAGCTGGATTTGAAAACCCTACATGGTATTCTAAGCAGCCTGGCTGGTATAAACATGAACCGGTAGAAATATGGGAGTCTTGGGCAAATAATATGTGGGATGAAGTAATAGGATTTTTAGATAGAGAGCTACCTGGTTGGGAATGTTTTGAAGCAGAGGAACAACTATACGAATCTATTGAGAACTTAGATAAACCTCTATCATTTAAAGGTTTTATTGACGGTGTTTTGAAAGTTCCGAAAAAGAGAGGAACCGGGCATGAATACTGGATTATTGACTGGAAGACAGCAGGGGCTTATGGTTGGCGAAGGGATAAGAAACAAGACTTGGGCATGACAGCACAGTTGATCCTATATAAACATTTTTGGGCGAAAAAGCATAATATTCCACTTAAAGATGTTAGATGCGCTTTTATTTTACTAAAAAGAGGAGCAAAACCGGGTAAAATATGTGACATAGTCAAAGTTGCTGTAGGACCTAAGACCTATATTAAAGGGATAAAGTTAATGAGAAATATGATTAAGACAGTTAGAAAAGGCATGTTTCTTAAAAATAGAAATAGTTGCAAGTTTTGTCCCTTTTTAAATACTGAACATTGCTTATAAAAAATTTACTTTGGTGAATCATAAGATAAAATTATCTCTAATGAGAGGTAATTAATGGAAAATGATAAAAAATTTAAAGTCGTAATTCTATCAGATCATGCGTTATCAACAAGCGGAGTAGGCACACAAACGCGTCATTTAGTCGAGGGATTGTTGAAAAAAGGATGTTGGTCTTTTAGACAATTTGGCGCAGCTTTAAAGCATGCAGATTATAGAACAGTTGTCATAAATGATGATTTCATTATAAAGCCAATTGATGGATTTGGCAATCCCGAACTTATTAGAATAACACTAGCTACAGAAAAGCCTGATTTGATATTTATATTTACTGATCCAAGGTTTTTTATATGGCTTTTTGAGATGGAAGATGAGATACATCAGGTTTGTCCCATTGTCTGGTGGCATGTTTGGGATAATTATCCATATCCTGAGTTTAATAATCCATTTTATGAAGCTACTGATTTGATAAATTGTCACTCACATATGACTTACACAATGTTAAAAGAAAGATATCCGGATAAAACTAATTTTATACCCCACGCTTTACCTGAAAATTTATTTCACCCTATTGACGAAAATAAAAAAAGAATACATAAACGTGAAATACTAGGCTTAAATAGAGAAGATCATTTTGTTGCAATATGGGTAAATAGAAATGCTAAAAGAAAAAGACCTAGTGATGTTTTAAATTCTTGGAGTATATTTTTAGATAGTTTACAAAAAAAATATGGTCATAGACGTGCTACACTTATAATGCATACAGATCCTTTTGATCAAGAAGGTCCTAATCTTTTAGCAGTTTCTGAAAACCTAGGAATTCAGAATAATATCTTAATGTCATCAAGTAGAATTGATTTTGAAAAAATGAATATTTTATATAACATATCAGATTGTTGCATTAACATGTCTTACGCAGAAGGCTTTGGGCTATCTACACTGGAATCAATGATGACAGGGACACCTATTATAGCTGCTAAAACAGGCGGACTTACAAGACAAGTTGTAGATCATAATGATAACTCTGAAAATGGGGTTGCGTTAGACATAGCAATGAAAACACTAGTAGGGAGTCAGTCTGTACCTTACATATATGAAGACTATGCTTCATGTAGTGATGCCGGAAATGCATTTTTACAAATATTCGACATGCCTGACGATGAGTATAAAAAGCTTTCAGATAAAGTTCTAAAGTATGCAAGAGAGGAATTTTCATTACAAAAAACAGTTGATATGTGGCATGAAACAATGATTCAAAAAATTAACGACTGGAAAGAAAAATATAAAAGAATAACAATTAATGAGTATTAGAGGTAATAATGAGAGTACTACTTAGAGCACCCTTGCTAACACAGTCTGGATATGGTGTTCATTCAAGACAAATATTTGAGTGGTTAGAAAAAGTTCCTGGAATAGATTTGACAGTTGAAGTACTTCAATGGGGAACAACTACATGGCTATTGAATCCTGAATTGCAAAATGGGTTAGTAGGTAGAATAATGTCTAAATCTAGAGAACTTACTGCACCCTATGATGTAACATTTCAGGTACAACTACCTGATGAGTGGGATACAAAATTAGGTAAATTTAATATTGGTATATCTGCATATGTTGAAACAGATAAATGTTCACAAAAATGGGTAGAGTGCACAAATAAAATGGATGCTGTCATAGTACCGTCAACATTTACAAAAAATGTTGTTGAGGTATCAGGAAACGTGTCTACTCCGATACATGTTATTCCTGAATGGTACAATACAGAAATAGACAATAACATAAAGAGTGATTTTCATTTTGCCAAAAAATTTAATTTTTTAATGGTGGGGACAGTAACGTCAAGGAACCCGCAAGATGATAGAAAAAACATTCTATACGGTATAAAGTGGTTTTGCGAAACATTTAAGGATAATAAGAAAATAGGTCTAGTTTTAAAAATTTCTCATGGTAAAAATACAGCAATAGATAGGCAACTTACGCAAAATATGCTTTTAAACATTATTAAAGAAATTCGCCCAGGCGATTATCCTAAGATTACTTTACTTCATGGAAACTTGACACAAAAAGAAGTTGCAGGTTTATACAATCATTCTAGAATAAAATGCTTACTAGCTCCAACAAGAGGTGAGGGATACGGACTTCCGCTTGTTGAAGCTGCAGCTTCATCACTTCCTATCATTGCTACAAATTGGTCCGGACATTTAGATTTTCTAAAAAATAAATTTACTAAGGTAGACTATAATTTGATAAATATTGATGCATCTAGAGTTGATAATCGTATTTTTGTAAAAGATACTAAATGGGCAGAAGTTATCGAATCTAGCTTTAAGCAATCTATGATAAACGTTTGCACTGATATTGAAGAACATAAAAAAATAGCTGTATCATTAAGTAAAGAAGTTAAGCAAGATTTTTCTAAAGAAAAAATTACTAGTTTATATAATGATTTTTTTAATAGTTTAAAAATTTAAAAGATAGTTAATAAGTTTAAGAAGGAAATAAATAAAAAATGGTAACAGGATTAATATGTTCAAATATCTTTTTTTTATTGTTGTGTTGTGTTACATCCTACTATGCAATTAAGTTTGGTAGAATTATTTTAGAAGTTCAGGATGCTATTAATGACTCTCTAGATGAGTTAGATGAAAGCTTTATTAAGTTTAATAAAATTCTTGACAAACCTATATTTTTTGATTCTATTGAAATTCGACAATGTTTGCAAGAAATAAGAAATGTTAGAAATATTGTGATAAAAATTGCTTCTAGAATGACTAGTGTAGGTAATGGTTTAGATAACGACATTGAAGAAATACAAGAAGGAGCACAAGTTGACATATTTGAAAGGCAAGAGAAAAACTTTTAACACAAAAAGAAAAAGAGGAAAGAGGAAAAAAAGATTATACTTTGGTCCTGAGACTGATGTAGCAATATTAGATTACCAAAAAAGTGAGTGTATAGATACAAGAAAGAAATTGTATACTAATTCTATACAACCAAGCTTTTCAAAATTAGCAGAGAATTTAATATTCATTCATGGATTTGCAAAAAATCACCATAGCTATGAAGCACTAAAAGGAGATTGTGTATCTTTCTTATTTGAAACATTACAAAAGTTTGATGCCAGTAAAGGATCAAAAGCATTTTCTTATTTTAATGTAGTGGCTAAAAATTGGCTAATAATCCAAAGCAAAAAAAGAGTAAAAAATGTTACTAGAAATTTAAGTCTAAGTAATTTTAAAGACTTTAAAAGCAAGGATAAAGAAATAATAGAGGCACATAATCATGTACCGTCACAAGATAATATTATTATATCTGAAGAAAATAAAGTTATTCTTGATGAAATTATTACAAAGATTAAAAAAAGAGTAAGTAATCCAAATGATGTTGCTTGTATTAATGCTGTAGAGCATCTTTTTGGACACATTGATGATTTAGACTTTTTAAACAAAAGAGCTATTTTTGTTTATATGAGGGAAATTTCCGGATTAACACCTAAACAATTATCTGTGTCAATGTCTAATATAAGAAAAATTTACAGAGACATAAAAAAGTCTGACATAGAATATTTTTCACTTTTTTTTAATTAAGGCTTGAATTTATGTCGAAAAATATCAATAAAGAAATAACAAAAGCAAAAAAGCAAAAAACTAAAATAGAAAAATTTAGTGATCTTCTAGACGGACTAGAGGGTACTGAAGATAAAAAGAAGATGCTCTGGAAGGAGGCTTATGAAAATGCCTTGTATGACAGAGAAAATGCAAATATACTTTTGACAGATTTATTAATGCAGGTTAAAGGAAGCGTTCCTCTTCATACTTCATTAGGGTCTATTATGACAAAGTATCTTGAGAGAATGTCTAAGTCAAACGATCAAATATTAAAACTTGCTGAATTAATAGCTAAAGAGCAAGAAAACGATGAAATTTCTCCTGACGATATATTTAATAAAATAACGGAGTAGTTCATGCAGTATAACAAGGATAGAAGATATGCTAGACATGGTAGCGGAATTATTAGCCCTACAGAGAGTATAGGTGACTTACTTAGTCGTCCCAGTATATATGAGACAGTTGTAGTTACTGATTTTGTATCTGATCCTATTGACTTTTTAAGTGAAAAAATAGAAATTGTTGATTTAAGTAATGACTCTATAGTTGGGAAAGGTCTTAAGAATAATTTAAGTGAAAAAATTAATAATTTCAAGGAACAAATTAGACGTGATAATATTTTCAATAAAAAACAAGAAGAAGATGAAACTAAAATTACAAAAAGTGTAACTAGACTTGAAGCATATACTTCTGAAGAAAGTCCTGAAAAAGTTGAAAATAGCGATTTAGTAAGTGTTATGCCACGTAACAGTATTATAGGGACAAATATAAGTAAATCAAATATCAAATCAGGAACACTTGAGATATTCTTTCCTTTTTTCTCTTCTCACCTTTGTTTACCTGTTAAGCCCGGTGAGCATGTCTGGTGCTTTTATGATAATGTGGGAGGTAAGAAAATTGGTTATTGGATATCTAGAAAAATATCTTTCTTACCTGTAGAAGACGTAAATTATACACACAACGATCGAAATAACGCTATAACTGAAGCAATTCATACAGTCAATTCTAAAAAGTCATCACAGAAAGAAAAGAAAAAAAGATTACAAACGATATTTAATAAATTTTCAAATTCGCCATCTAGTACAGACGGTAAGTCAACAACAATTAAAAATAGAGATTACGATGACATTATAATTAATTCAAAAAGTTACAATGAAGAATTTGAAGGTCAGGCAGTTCCTAGATATAATAAAAAATGTTCAGACTTAGTTTTGCAAGGATCTAACAATACAGTAATCGCAATGACTCATTCAGGAGAAGAATATTCAGGTAATATAGTTATTGCTGCAGGGAGACCTACGATTTCTAGTTCACTTATTAAGAACATTAGATCTTTAAAAGCTAAAAACTATGAGTATGAAGAGGAAGATAAATCTGAAGATGTAATTACAAATGAAAATTTAGAACAACTTCAAGCTAATAATTTTGTTAAAAATATACAACATAACGATATTGAATTAGCTGCTTCTTACTTGATGGTAAAAGAATCGGGAAGTATAGTTTTGAATTCAAGGAAAATCGTGATGAATTCTGGAAACGAACCTTACGTAATACATAGTGCTTTGGAAGAAGTTTTAAATATACTTTTGTCTGATGTACAAAAAAATAACATGATTGTAGATTTAATAATTGAAACAATGGTATCAACGTTAAATGGGATAGTACCCACTAGCGGAGAAGCTTTTAAGGAAACTATAGATATAGCTTTGCAGGCAGCAGGTGGAAGTTTTGATTCATTACTCACAACTGATGAATTGATAAGAATAACACAGTCACCAGTAGGCCCTATGACAAAACTTAAATCTAAAACAATCTTTGGATCTAAATAGGATGTAACAATGAATAAATTTAAATTTAAAAGTTCAGGAAAGAAATTTGGTAGTGGTACTGATAACACAGTAAAAGAAATTATTGAAGAAAGAAAAATACCGCTTGGAATATCTTTACCTTTGACACTCGCACAAGATGATCAAAGCTCTTTATACGAAATGAATTATAATCAGGTTGAACAAGTAAGACAAAACTTAAAAAATTTATTATTAACATCTCCTGGTGAAAGATTAGGCAGGTATGACTTTGGAGCAGGTTTAAGAAATATTACTTTTGAAATGATAACGCAAAATAGAGACTTTGAATCGAAAATAATGCAATTAATGCAAAATTCTGTACAACGATACATGCCTTATGTGTCTCTTAAAACTTTGACATCTGAAAATATAAAAATAGAGACAACAACTATTGATAGACCACTTGCCAAATTACTAATGGAAGTAAAATTTGATATTCCTGCTTTGAATTCTACAAATCAAAAAATTATGCTCATATTGTATATTGCAGGATAGTTATTAAAAACATAAGGAAGATATCTAATGGCAATAAATGTAAAAAAAGATCTTAAAAAAGAAAGAAATTTAAGTTATCTAAATAAAGACTTTAACAGCTTTAGGTCAGATTTGTTAGAGTATGCTAGAGTTCATTATGGCGAAGTTATTAATGATTTCAGCGAAGCTGGGTTAGGAGGTGTATTCTTAGATATGGCTGCGTATGTGGGCGATGTTATGTCTTTTTACTTAGATCATCAGTTTAGTGAACTTAGCTTAGAAACAGCAACTGAAGAGTCCAATATAATTCAGCATATACGCGATGCAGGTGTCAAAATAAGATCAGCTAGCCCAAGTTTTTGTGAAGTTGAATTAATAATTTCAGTTGATGCAGAACTATATTTAGGTAATTACAGGCCAACATCATCACAGTTAGGTGTATTAAGTGCCGGATCTGTCTTTTCTTCTATAGAAGGAATTGATTTTGAACTTCTAGAAGATGTTGATTTTTCTGAAACAAATATTGATGGAATTCTTAAAGCAGAATTAGCAGTTGATTTTGTTGATAGTGATAATAATCCTAGAAAGTATCTAGTTAAGAAAACAGGAACATGTTCAAGTGGAAAAACAACTTCAGAAACGTTTAATATTGGAAGTTTTATACCTTTTCGATCTATAACGCTCGGAAATTCTGACATGTCAAGCATCATATCAGTAGTTGACAGTGATTTAAATGAATATTTTGAAGTAGATAGCTTAACTCATGATGTAGTATTTAAAGCTATAGCAAACAAAGACGATGATAGAGACGATGCTGCTTTTAATTTATCAGTAGAACCGGCCCCTAGAAGATTTATTGTAGAATCTGAATTTGACACCGGAAAAAGTAAAATTAGATTTGGTTCAGGAGTAGCAGAGTATGAAACAAGTGACATTATAAGTGATCCTTCTGAATATGCACTACCTCTTTTTGGAGAAAGAAAAAATTTTAAAATTGATGCTGTAGATCCATCTATCTTATTAAACTCAAATACTTTAGGATTAGCACCAAAAGAAACAATATTAACAGTTAGATATAGATACGGTGGAGGAATCAATCACAACGTTAGCCCTAGGGCTATAAATAATGTCAAAACTGCAATAATGAATTTTAAAATTGGAACATCAGGAATAATTCAAAATAATGTTAGAAACTCACTATCTGTAAATAATCCAAGAAGTGCAAAGGGAGGTGAGTCTAGACCAAGCATTGAAGAGTTAAGAAATATTACGTTTAGCTCTAGATCTAATCAATCTCGTGTTGTAAATGTTCAAGATTTAATATTTAGAATATATACAATGCCGGCAAAGTTTGGAAGAATATTCAGAGTAGGTGTTACAAAAAGTTTAACAGCGAATACTGTACTGATTCATGTCATATCAAGAAATAAAAATGGTAAGTTAGTAATTGCTAATGATGCGCTTAAGGATAACATATCTAAGTATATCAATGAGTATCGTTTAGTATCAGATAGTTATGATATTGTAGATGCATCGATTATTAATATAGGAATAGACTATATCATTAGTTTGTCAAAAGGTTACAATAGTAATTCAGTTTTATCTAGATGTAATTCAGCTCTAAAAAACTATTTAACCATTGAGAATATGCAAGTTGGCAAGCCTATAAATAAAACCGACTTAGTAAACATCGTTATCAATATAGAAGGTGTTGATTCGTTATCATCAATAATTATAAAAAATAAATCAGGAATGCTTGAAGAAAGAGTATATGAAAATACTAGAATGAGTATACAGGAAAATACTTCTAAACAAAAAGTATATCCTACTAGAGGTGGTATATTTGAGATTAGATATCCAGATTCTGATATCAGAGGGGCAATACAGTAATGTATAGAATAATATCGGGTAGTAAAGATACATATGTAACAAATAGAATCATAAACAATAAGTTTAGAGCCAATGATGCAAATGTAGGTTTGGCAGGTACTTTAGATTTATTTAAACTATATGATGAGTCTACTATTAGTGACGAAACAAGCCCAACAGAATTATCAAGAATATTGATTAAATTCGATTATAAGGACGCACAAAACTTATTAAATCAAGGAAAGCTGGATATCAATAGCAATACTTTTAAAGCTGAAATTCATATGAAAGACGTCTACGGGGGCCAAACTACACCTAGTAATTTTAAAATTATTGCAATGCCACTTGCAAAAGATTTTGATGAAGGTAAAGGTCGAGATATTGTTAATTTTGCTGATATAGGATCTAGTAACTTTATAACTTCATCATATAATAACGGGCTAGCTATTGGTTGGGATACGCCCGGAGCGCGTTCTTCTGGTAGCTTAGGAGGTAGTAATCTTGATGTTTATATTAGC